CATTTTAATTTTTAAAATTATGAAAATAAATAAAAAATAAATAAAATTAAAAAGCACATACATTTATAATATTAATATCATTCAATAAAATAAATCACGATACTTTATTAGAGGATATGCCCATTATTGTTTTCTTCCATATTGTCTTCCTCCATATTGTCTTCTTCAATATTGTCTTCTTCAATATCATCTTTCTCTATATCTAATTCATCTGAATCTGTATTAATTTCTTCTTTCTCTATATCTAATTCATCTGAATCTGTATTAATTTCTTCTTCATCTTCCAGAATATCATTGATTGAAATATTATGAAATTCATCTATCACTATAAAATATTCATCCTTCTTTAATAATCCATTATTAATTAATTTATTAATTATATCAACTGACTTAAAAGTAGTAAATAAACAGAATTTCTTATTTGCTTTAATAAATTCCTGAATCTTATCTATATTCCGACCATCACCATCACTATCTACAACCATCATTTCATAACTACCATCCATTTGTGATTGGAATCGTTCCAAATTTTGTTCGCAATAACTCTTTAATGGTGCAATTATAATATTTTGCTTGTATGTCTCACATAACTTAATAGCAATTAATGTTTTACCACAGCCACAGGGAATTTGACAGACTGTCCGTTGCTTACCTTTCAGTGCAGTAATTGCTTCTAATTGATAATCAAAAGGTATTTGTTTAGTATTAGATTCTGTTTTAACGGGTTTGTATATGTTATCTAGCAATTCTAAATATCTAGCAGGATTAAAAGGTTCCTGATTATATTGAATAATGGTATTCATTGTGCGATGTGATTCAAGCAGACTAGATAATTTGCAAGTATGATAAACAATTCCATTTATCACATTGTGATAATTCATCATCATAAAATAGAATGTTCCTAAATCTTCAATACGTAATTTAACATCTTCATCATAATATTTACATTGAACGATACTATATTTGCCAGTAGTATCCATTACTAATAAATCCGTTCCAATATCACCAATAAGACCTTCAGTTCTACCCGCTTTGCGACGGATTCTTGCAGTGTTCCAATCGTCCATAATATCTTATTAGCTAACACTGGTGTATTAGCTAATACCGCTGGCAAATAAATCGGATTCTGGAATATCTTTCCAGAGATGAACCATTTTATAATCACCAGAATCAGTTAACAAGTGTTTAATAAATATTTCATAGGCATCACCTTTTTCTTTTGTTGTAGTAAATTGTATTCCCGATGTTGCTAGCATAGTTTTCTTTTTGATATTAAAAGTTTTATTAGGTTTACAAGACATTTTTAAGTAATTTGGATATAGTCTATGGCAAATAAAATCAATTTTCCTGCACTTGAGTATGTTATATAATATACTCGTAGGAATCTTTTTAAGTTATTTTTTAGATTGTTTAATATGTAGATAATTTAAAAAATTGAATAAACTTTTTTATAAGTATATAAAATATATGTGATACCAGAAGCAAAATATGACAAAAAAAGAAGAACCAGTTTTATCGAAGACTACTGGTTTGAAAACACCAGTCTATATTCGTAATGCAACTAAAGCATATTATGAAAGAAAGAAAACTGACCCCGAATTTATGAAAAAAAAAGCGGATAATACAAGAGAATGGCGAAAGAAAAATAAGGAAAAGCATAATGAATATCAAAAACAATGGAATGCAAAGCAGAAAGAAATACAAACAGTTGAGCAAAAAGAAAAACAGAAAAGCAATATTAAAGATTTAGAAAATAATACTAATTAGAAAAATTATAAATCAAAATAATGAATAATGAATTATCGATTATTTGTTATTTTTATTTTCTTTGTGATGTAAGAAGCGTTCGCATATCACGAACGCCATTTGCATTTACAAATTGTGGATTTACATATCGCATATCACGTGTTCCATCACTTTTTAAGGGGAATCGAACATCAGTTGTACGATTTGTGCTTGCACCAGTTGTATAGTTGCGAGGCATTTTTTATATATTTTTTTTGTATATTTTTAATATTGCGATTATAAATTATAAAATTCAATTTTTTATATACTTTTCCAGAAACTAAAAAATGGAAAAAATCAGTAAATTATTTACATAAATACATTAATATACCACTGACATATGAAATTTTTAAAAATACAACAAAGTATTATTTATATAATATTTTAAGTAATGAATTAATTGAAATTGAAGTAAATATATTAAATTTAATTGAACTTGTAAAATTTTTAATAAATGAAAAATATTTATAAAAAATATAATTATTGATTTTAATTTTATTAAATATTAACTTTATAAATGTAAAATTAATGTGATTCTAGAACAAATTAAAACTAATCATACATCAAAATAATCATAAACTTCTTGATAATGGTTATATAATTCATCAATGCTTGGATATATTTTTTTTAATTCATTACAAGCATCTTGTAATTCCTCCATTTCTACTGGATTTGGATGAGAAATACGATTTCTTTTATTAATTATTTTACTAATTGAAGCATTATATTTACTTATTTCAAATTTTTCCATTAGTTTTTCTATTTCTAGTTTATATTGTGTATTTTCAGAATTATTAATAAATTCATCTAAGTTTAAATCTATATTTTTCATCTTATTGTTATCATATCTAGTGGCAGTTTGAATAATATAATATGCTATATTTTTAATTGCCTCAGATAGAACAATATAATATTGATTACGCATTAATACATTTACTTGTTTTTCTAATTTATTAATTTTAATATCTTTTTGTTTATTGTCTTCTTCAAGTTTTGTAATTCTAGTATCCTTTTGTCTATTGTCTTCTTCTAGTTTTGTTATTCTAATTTCTTGTTCTTTTATTTTCTTTTGAAGATTAAATATAAGTCTATCTTTATAATCATTATCTATTAGTGTATGAACTGCTTCAAATATAATTTGATAATCTGATTTATATGTTGAATTATTAGTTATAAGAAATAAGGCTCTATTACAAAATTGTTCTCCATAGTCATTACCGTGTAAATTTTTTAATTCATTAGATATCTCAGTAATCTGTTTTAGTATTTCAGTTGTCATTTTATCTATTTATCTTATATCTTATATCTTTGTTTAAATATTGTTCTATGGTATTGTTTACAATATACTGTTATTAGATAAATTATTTTTATATTTATAATATTGTATTTCAATATCAATTTTTAATCTAGAGCAACAATAAAATTAAAATATATGCCTAATATAATTACAAAGTATGGAGTATGGAGTCTATAGAATTTGTCTTCATTGATAATTTTGATAATCCAGAATTTAGCAAATATAATGACATCTTTAACGCATCACGAATAAAAGAACATAATGATTTCAAACCAGAATTAAAATATGAAATTACAATAATAAAATTTGAGAATATTCTATATGAAATAATACAATCAGAAGAAAAATCATATAAATTACCACTATCTAGATTACCACTATCTAGAATAACATTAAATGATTACCGTTACTTAAAACTTGATATTTCTTGATAATGCTCTTTACAGATAAAATCATACGAAATATTAGTTTCCTGAGTTTTTTACTTGAGCCAAGAACGGGTTCAAAGCGGTTTCATTGAAACATATTAAGCTTTAAGCATCCTCAAGGAGAAATACATTAGATATCAAATTATATAGTATTACTAATCTTCATACTTTAAATAATTAATATCTATAAATCATATTACTAAATATATAATATTTCAATATCTTTATATTGTTTTTTATAGTATTTAAATATAATTATTATTATAAATTATTATTAAAAATATAAGCAACACGTACAATACAAGCGTAAAGTATCAAGAAATATCAAGTTTTAGTGCTACTAGTAGCAACCCTGATTTCGAAATAGTCAATAATAATATTTATTTTGATAATAGTTTTAATTGGCAACGATTGCTAGAATACTTACAAATAACTACAGTATTTGAGTATGCACCAATTTCCACAGTATTTCTAACAAAATTAATAAAACATATGAAAAAAGCAAGTAATGTATTAGAAACTACAAAAGCAATACAACGTGTAATATTTCCAGCATTAATGCTTGAAATGGAAGCACCTATTGTTCTTGCATTGGATAATTCTAATAAAGAAAAACCAGTAAGTATTGGATATTTATTTTTTATAGAAGATGAAGAACAAATTATTATTGAAGTAATTGAAGTTAATAGTGTATATCGTAATTATAATCTTTGCAAAAGATTAATATCACATTTAATAACCATAAAACCGGAAATCAAAAAATATAGTTTAGTAAATGTTGGTGGATTAGCAGGATATAGTTGCTATACAGACGCATTTAATTCAAATAATTTTATTACAAAAACAAGCAATAATATAGCAACTAATAACAAATTTAATGGTTATATGGTATTTTATAGAAATATATAAAAACTGATTCCAGATAAAAATTTATAAACTATTTAATTATGAATATGCCTAATATTTTCTTTAATAAATTATTTTATAGATTATTTGATACATTAAAATATAAATATTAGTAAAACATATAGTAAGTATAGTAAGTATAGTAAGTATAGTAAGTATAGTAAGTATAGTAAGGTATATATTAGATAATGGAATCACAGCATTATCATAAATATATAATTTTTCTAGCACCTAGATTTTTTAATAAATCTACTATTTTTAAATCTATTTATGAAAGGATTCGCAAAAAATTAGAAAATAAAGGAATATATACGGTTAATGTTTCTAGAGCAATAGAAGAAATCTATAATCGCAAATTAATAAAAGATATTAAACAATCTGCACCTTTAAAAAAACAAGATAGTATATTGATGTTAAATAGTTATTGTAATAGTAATAATAGTGAATACAATAGTGTGCAAGAAAATAAACTTTGTGAATTATCAGCATTACAATTTGATGAAATGGACTATCCTAGTGAAAATATATTATATGTTCATTTATTCAATGGTATGTATTACAATGACAAAATTTATCCCAATAAGAAAATTACA